CTTCTATGTTTCAATTTTGGAGAGATTTTAATCCCAACAACATTAAACCCAATTTTTCAATTGATATTGAAGATCTACCTTTGACAGTAACAGCGGGTGCTAATAATAGCATTTCGTTTTTATCTGCTCATCAGGATGCTCTTCTTCATATTACAAGTAAGGAACAGGGTCTACTTCATTTTATGAAAAAACTTATCACTCAGGTTAATCCCGAAGATGAATTTGGTCATAAAAGAACAGACGGAATTAAAGAGATGATCACTCTTATACAAGAGTGTGCTTCAAAGTTTGCCTTAGCTAATAAAGAAAATTTAAAAACTTTATTAGATAAAGGTACTCTCGGACGATTATCATTAAAATATGAACCAGCCGGAAAAGTGCGAGTTTTCGCAATTTCCGATTACTGGACTCAAATTATAATGAAACCTATCCATGAGAGTATGTTCTCATTACTTCGACATCATCCTAGTGATGCTACCTTTGATCAATTAGGTAAAGTTAAAGAATTCATGAGTAAACCCCATGAATTTATAGCTTCCTATGACCTTAAGTCAGCAACGGATCTTATACCCCAAGCTCTATATATTAATATATTAGATTTGTGGTTTGATCCCACTAGATCAAGAGGCCTTGCGGACTCTTGGATGAAAGTAATGGTTAATAGAACATATACTTTGAAAGAGAAGAAATATAAGTACACAAGGGGTCAACCCATGGGTACTCTTTCTTCTTGGTCATCTCTGGCAGTTATTCACCACTTTTTAGTCTTTTTAGCTGCAAAACGTTCTAACGTATTGAACTTTAGAGATTATTTAGTGTTGGGTGATGATATTGTGATTGGTAATAAGGAAGTTGCCTATAGATACAAAGAGGTTTGTGAAAATTATGGAATATCCATAGGTTTCGCTAAATCTTTTGTGTCTAATAGAGGTTTCTTTCAATTTGCCAGTCAGGATATATTAAAAGATATTAATATAAGTCCAATTTCATTCAATGAAGTTTTATCCATCGCCGTACATAACAAATTTAAATCTTATTCTCAGGCTTATACAAGTCTGGGAGCTAGAGTTGAATTTGCTAATCGGTTAATCTGGAAAGGCTTTGTGGATCCTAGTAATCCGTTGAATGTCATCAGAACTTTCGTATCTGATAGAGACAACAGATTAATAAGACGATCTTTATCTAAGGGTATTTTACCCGTTAAGATGAAGAATGCTTTATTAATGATGCTGAGCTCACCTGTTAGAGTGAAACTGAACACCTTCAGTATTTCGCAAATAATGGCCGTATATTACGGGGATATTAGAGCTTTAACTGGACATAAAGTCTTTGAACTATCTCTTCAAAATGAATTTTTGAATGATTTGCTTACATTTTTAGATGAAGCTATTCAAT